AATGCAGAAGCAGGAATATTTCCACTTCCATCTGATACTTGATTAATTCTAAATTGTCCAAACTGGTCAATAGTATAATAAGCACCATCGTTGTTATTAGTTCTTTGTTGTCTACTCAAGCCTGGATAGTGTGGTATTGGTAATGAACTATCTAATGGTGGAACTGCAAAAGCATACTGAGGTAACAAATTCAAAGTTCCCCCTGTAGCATGAGAACCACGATTAATATTCATCCGTACAAACACTGCACTTGTTAGTGTAACATCTCTTGTTGTAGTTGTCAACTCACTTGGAGATGCAACAGATGTTCCAGCATTAACTCTTGGAGTTGTACCGTCAGTATTTGTACCCAACCTTCTACCGAAGATGGTTGTAAACAAGTTAGTAAATGTAGATGCGAGTTCTGGTGTGAATGTATCATCACCTGTGTAATCTCCAATACCACCAGCAGTGATAGGAGCAATTCTTGCAGATACTTGTGATGCAAAAGATACTTCACCGAATACGTTCCAACCAGCAGGGTGAACAGAACGTCTAATACTTTCTCTCCACTCGTTGATTGATTGCCCAATACGAACAACGTATGAGTAATCCTGATAGTAATAACTGTCTTGAACTTTCATAGTATCAACAGAAATCTTACCTCTATCGTCTACAAAGTTTCCAACTGTAGTTCCCACAACCCCAACTTGAGAAGTTGCAAACGCTGGTGTTGCTTGATGGACAGTTGCACTTGCACCAGTGATAGATGTTATCGTATCATCCTGATTGAATGTATTACTGGTTGACAGTTCAAGTATTTTTCTTGCACTATCAAAATCAACAACAGTTGCATCGTGACTAGTAAGAGAATCACCAGCAACAAATGCACCAGATACATTCTTAACTAGAATATTTCTATTAAGAATAAACGATGGATTGGTTGTGTAGTCTAAACCAAAGTTAGTAATTGATATACCCTCAACGTGTCCAACCATTGGGGTGATTGTAGATGCAGCAAATAGACTTGCACCATTACCAGTAGAAGTATCACTATCTGAAACAAGAGGAAGTTTAACAAAACCGTTACCACGATTAATAATATTAATCTTAGTAATCTCTCCAGCCTCAGACGCAACACTCAAGTCTGTAAAAGTTTGTGTCTCTAAAACAATCTGTCCACCGTCTTCCATAGTGAGGTGGTCAAGTTCTCCAACAGTTTGTTCTTTACTTATGTATTGGATGTCATCATCGGTTACAATCAGGTTACCATCTTCTGTAATAATATTATCAGGTGAGGTTGATTGTTCTAAGACAAACGCACCACCGACTACACCAATCTTTGCTCGAACATCAGTACCCTGTGTGTCAGTTAAATTAAATTTTAATTCTTCTCCAACAGAATAACCACTACCACCACTCTCAATAACAATCTCATCAATAGAACCAGCACCAGCAGATTCCACACGAGCAGTTGCAGCATTGTTTCCACTATCACCTATAATCCTGATTGGGTCATTGGTATTATAATACGAACCAGAAACAGTGACTAACCCACCAACAACAATACTCTTTACTGTTCCTGATATTTCTAAGTCGAGAGTTGTATCTGTTGTGGTAACAAGTTCTCCTGTAGAGAATGTTCCTGTTAGAGAGTTTGCATCAATGTTCAGTTCAGCAATCTGGTCTGCGCCTTCTCTAAATTTAATGACTGTTGCGATAAGAGCAGTTGCACCAGAAGTAGAACCAATAATCCTTTGACCAATTGCTTTGGTGAAATCAGATGTACCTGTTTCTGTAATACGAAGAACATTATCAGTAGACCACTTACCATCTGATGCACGAAGAATACTATCACGAGGATAAATGATTGTTGCTTCTTCATTGAAAAGAATTCTGAAGAATAACTTGTGTCCATCTCGTGTACCCTTTGCGGCATACATATCTTTGATGTTCTTAACAAGTTTTCTTTTTGCGATACCGTCTGCAAGAGTATTAGGTAAAGACTCCATAAAGGAATCTCTAAACTTATCTAGGAAAGCATATACCGTGTTGTCAATGTCTGCGTATGCAAGAAGTTGTTGAATGTTCTGTACAGGGTTTGCCCTGTAGGATGAAACAGTTGAAACTGCACCAGTAGTTCCACCAGTTATAGTTTCACCAATTTGAAATTTTTGTTGAGATGTAACAAACAATCTTTTGTTAGCATCAAAGTCATCTACCAGTATCTTTGCAGTCGCACCAGTAATAGAACCAGTGATAGTTTCACCAGCAATAAACTTACCAACAGAATCTTCTAGTACAACCTTCAGTCCATCTTCAGATAGAATGAAGTTATTAGTAATTGTTTCTTCAACTACATAGTTGTTTGAACCTGTTACAACAAGTTCTCCTGCTTCAAGAAACTCATAATAGTATTTGAGGAATAAAGAAAATAGAGGATGGTCTGACTGAACGAACTCAGGCAGTTGGCTCTGAATATGTGGAGAAACTTTATTCTTTAATGTTGGGTCAGACATTCAGTTTACCTTAATATGAGGATGACGTTGCGTAGTCAGTTCCAGCAGAAGAACCACCAGATTCTATTGTGTCATTTTGTCCAGTGATATTTGCATTTGCAAAGTCAATCTCAATCAACTGATTACGAACAGGAACAATATCGTTAGAACTTGGTTGTGCCGTTACGGTCACACCAGCAGTCTCTGTTGAAGATGTAATGTTAAGAGAGTTGATAGTGATAACTCCAGTACTATAACTAATAGAACCAATGTTTGTGTCAAGGTATGTTTTAGTTGTACCACCAGTCAAAGAGTATGCTCTTAGATTACCCATGCCATCATCATCCATAAACATCTCTAATGTGCTTCCTATAATTTTGAAACCTGTAGAGGAAACAATAGTTGCGTGTCCACTATGAGGATTATATAATGGGTTTGCAAAATCAATCGTGTACTTCTGTAGAGTATTAAGTTGTGGAGTAATTGTTTTTTGAATACGAACTGTTGATATGTTTGATAGAATAGATGTATCCGTATCATCAATCAATCTTGACATCTTAGAAAATCTGAATATCCCATCAAACTTTTCTAGGTCACTTGTGTTGTAAGTATTTAATGTAGAACGAACTAGAGTTTCTAATTCTGTTCCTGACTTAGTTGTTACGTTGGCACTATACTTAAATGTAGTGTTGAGTTTAATCTTTGTTATCTCTGGGTCAACAATCGTAGGACGAACAGAAGCAATATTGTATTTGTCTAGTGATGTTGTTATAACATCTTTCTGTGCCTGTGTCAAGTTAATTCCAGAAATTGTTTTGATAGAAACAAATACCTGTCCATAGATTGGTGGGTTGTTATCTTCTCCACCCCATACTTGAACTGCTTTAGTATCTGCGAATACCTTTGGTATGATTACCTTGTAGTCTTCTGTAGTAACTGCTCTACCCTGTGACGCATAATCTAGAGGAGCGTTATATTTGATTGACTGAATAGTTTCTGGTTCTGCACCACCAGAAGATGCTGATGCTGTTGCGATTGTAATATTAGTTTCACCAGCAACTGATGTTCCACTGAAAGTTCTTGCACCGTTTGATTTTTCTTTATTGGTAACAATGTATTCTAGTATGATAATATTACCGTCAGTAGGTTTCTTTCCAACTACATCATCACCAAAGTAAACTTCAAACTTACCATCATCAACTTCCTGTAGGAAGTAAACATTTGATGTAGCGGTTACCTGTGTGATATCTGTTGCAAGAGTATAGGTTGTAGTGGTCAAGTCTGCGGCAGAGTTCTGAACAGATACTTTAAGTGTAGTTGTATCTCCACGATTGTCTGTCATCATATACTTCTTTTCAATATTAGAAGAGTCCACTGTATACTTTGCTGTCACCAGTGTACCTTCATATACTGGAAGATTACTAAAACGAAGAACACTATTAACTGGTGTTATTGTTTGAGTTGCGTTACAAACAAATGAGTAAGTTGTACCATCCACTTGTGTGGTGAACTTTGTACCCTTTGCAATTGTAGCACTAGTAAGTGTTGAGTTATTCAAAGTGACGTTTAGATATGCAACTGGAGCACGAGCAGAACGAGGAGTGTATCCTAAAGTCTTTGCATGAGAAACAACCGAAGAACGTAGGGTTGCAGTATCTAAGAATGCTTCGTTGACTGCCATGTTTGCATTCATACCCAAGTAGTGAGTGTTGTATGCAAGTAAGTCAATCAATGTAGAAAGAGCAGAACCTTCAAAGTTGTAGTCCGTAAACTCAGTTTGATTTTTCATGTATGTCTTTAAGTTTGATTTGATATCATCAAAGTCTAACTCAGTGACTTGTAATTTCGTTGCCATTTATCTTAGTCTCTCTAAAAATAGATTTATTGTTTGTTCGTCCGTTTGGGAGTTTACAACATTAAATTTTATTGATGCCTCGTAAGCGTTTGCATCTATGTTTGCTCGAACAGTAACACTAATCAAATCTGCTCTAGGTTCAAAGTTATTAACTACGTCTTCAATGTTTCTTCCAAGTCTTGCTGCAATCATTGGAGTTACATTCTCAAACAACGCACTGCGAACATTAGAACCAATCTCTGGATGAAACCCTCTTTCATAATAATTAGTTAGAATGAGATTCTTTACACTTGCCTTGACAGAAGAGATGTCAGTAAGCTTGGCAATGTCTCCAGTAACAGGATGTCTTTCAAAATTAAAATTGAAATCCTTAAAGACTACAGAACTTCTATCCGAATCATTTGTAAGTTCTGCATCACCAAATGCGTTTGGATTACTTGCCATTTAATATCTCCTAACTCTATTTATAACGAAACTCAGAGATTAATGAACTCTCTGTTTTTAATATGTTCTTCCTCAATAGATTCTTTAGACTGTCCGTGATATGCAACAGCATGATGTTTCTCAATCATATAGTCGTTGATTGATTTATCTGCAAAGTCAGTTGTTCTCCACAACTCTCCAAGGATACGTCCGTACTTGCCTTCTTTATCCTTTCTTGTTTTAAGAACAATACCACCCTCATCATCTAACATACCTGTGATGAATTCCTTTGCAGCGTTACCATACTTCTTTTCTTCCAAGTCTCTTGTGCGTGACTCTGGTGTGTCAATTCCAAACATACGAATACGTTCTTTCTTCAACCACACACCAAAGCCTAAGTCGATATCAACATCCACTGTGTCTCCATCAATTATCTTTACTACTTTACATCTGTATTCGTACATAACTTATTCCACTTCTTTTGTTGTCGGAGCCCAAACCCATCTGTCATCAGTTAGTTCAAAGTTTGCGTTCTTGACAAACTGAACAGGAGCGGATTGTTCAATCTCTTTCTCACTGATGATGACTGCGTTCATTACTACGAGTGTTGCTATTAATGCGTACATATATTTCCTTGTATTATATTATAAAAATTACCCACCGGCAATTACATTTGGTGAACCTGATGCTGAGTTGTTAGGCACCCAACTTCCGTGTCCACCTGTTCCATCACCCTGACGGTGAACTGGAATTCCATTTACAAACACAGTACCACTACCACCTGTTGCTGGGTCGCCACATGATGTAGTATCACCAATCCGTACAGTCTTTGCACCGTTAGTATTTACATTAGGACTACCAACTGCATATGGTGTTTGGTGAAATGGATTGGGTGTAGGACTTGCGTGTCCAACGTGTTTATCCAAACCAACTCTTGTTACTGGTGGCATCTGTTCTCCTAGTTCAAGTTGATGACACCAGCATCAATGTCTACTTCCGAAGAAGCATCCAAGTCTAGTGTACCTGTTATGTTTGTTGTTTGATTTGCTTGATATGTTTCCGATACTGCACCTGTGACATTTTCGGTTTTAGTATCCTTATATGTTTCTGAAACTTTCCCTGTAACAACTTCTGTCTTGTCGCCGTCAACCTGTATGTTCCAATTACCTTTGATGTATGTGTTGCAGTTTGAATCTACTGTAAGGTTTACATCACCTTTGACATTGACGTACTCTGTGCCTGCGACAATCTCATAACTGTTTCCTACAATCCGTGTAACCTTATTACCGTCAGCGTCAATCTCATAGAAAGTTCCTGTACGATGTTTCTCATAGATACGTTCTGCGAAAGGTGTATCATCAAACTCTTGTATGTGTCCGCTCTCTGTTTCAAGAACATGATTGTATGGATACTCTGTACCTCTACGAAGTTTGACTTCACGAGTTTCACCTGTCTCTGGGTTTGTACCTGTCGCAAGTAATCCTCTTGTAGATGGGTCAACCGTTTTTGGTTCACTCCACTTGTTAGGGTCATTAGGCAAATCGTTTGCGATAAGAACATCTTTAGTAAATGCGAGGTCACGTTCTGCAATCTCAGGATGCGCTTCTAGTAATCCTGATGCTAATCTAGATGTATCTGCAAAGGTAGAACGAGAAGGGTAAGGCCCAAAGTCTGGGTCTTTCTTATATTTTGTATCTTGTGTATCTAATGCGTCTGGGGAGTTGGGGTCACTAAAACCTTTTGTTGGGTCTGCTGCAGAAGAAGGAATGCCTGGCAGTACACCCATGATGATAGGTTGTTGAAGTGTATCAGGGTCACGAAAGAATCCGAAGACCCAATCACTTGGTTTAATATTGTGGAAACCACCTGGCCCAGATGTTGTCGGAAGCATAACGTGTGCCCATGGTAAGTCTTGCGTAGGAAGTTTTGTTAGGTCTTCAGTATGATACCCAAAGCAACGTACACGAATTCGTCCAACTGCCTTAGGGTCATCTCTGTCTTCACAGACTCCTAAGAACCAACTAAATCCATCTCTACCAATAAAATAAGATAACATATCTGCCATAAACGAAAAACTCCTTTACAGTATTTATACCGTAAAGGAGCGAGAGGTAGAGGTTGAGTTATTCTAAACTGTGCCGGGCAGGTTTCTTACATCTTCTATTATATCATCAACTTGTTCCTTTGTCAAGAAACCTTTTATTGTATCACCTTCTTCCGTGATAGGCGGTAATGATATTGGATTGTCATTCTTCATTAGCATGATTTCAAACAAACCTTGTTCTCCACCATATGAACCAGCGTGTCTTACGACTGATAGACCGTACCCATTAGTGAACTGACCTACGCCAGTGTACGCAACCCTACCATCCTTAAACTTCATGTAATCAGATGGTGGGACTTCTTTAATCTTATCAAACATTATAACCCCTTTATTCTAATCTTACCTAAGTCTATGTCTTCAAAGACTTTTTCCATTGCCTGCATAATCCAAGTCTGGTTTTTCTTTTGAGCATCCATATATGAATTCTGCAATTCAGTCAACTCATCCATTGTGATTGACTTGACTTTTGTTTTGATGTATGTATAATCCATAGTAGTTCCTTTTAGTCGTAAGTTATCTGAGCGGCGTAATCAATCTCGTCAAAGATTTTTTCAAGTTCTGCAATTCGTTCTTTGCATTTCATTTTTGCAAAACCATTGCCTGGAGTTTTCTTTTTAATCTTCTCAATTGACTTCAACATATCAGTGAAGTAAACATATTCATTTTGAATTTGTGTAAGATATTCCATTTCTATTTCCCCTCATAACCAAAGTGTTTCATTGCATCCACTGGACTCGTCTTCCAAGCAATGTCCATGTAATCTTCAACAGTGACATTCTTTACAAGGAAGTTAATCCAAGTCTTGTAAGGTTTTTTGTATTTGAACCTTGCAACGAATTGTGGTTTGTTCAAACCTTTCCAACTAGGGTGAGCATCAGGACATACATCCATCATCTTTACTGCACCAGCGAAGTCACCTTTATACATGAGATACATACCATCCCAAGTAAACATTTCTTTCTCAAACTTTGTATTCATAACGAACCTCTTTCTCTATTGTCTTTATAATATAACATAGTTATGACAACAAGTCAAGAGAAAAGTGAAATAAAAAATGCTGTAATTACAACAGGTTAGAATATTTTTTTAGTTTATCTCGCTTCTCATTTGCATGAATACCGATTTGTATCGAATCAATCTCTAGGTGTGTCGCTGTTTGATTAATCATACACTGTAGGTCACCAAGTTCTTTTGTTAATCTATCAGTATCATTACCGAACCGTAGTATCTTAGATGCTTCTTGAATGACCTCACCACACTCTTCCATGAGTATGATGAGGGCTTCTTGTTTCTTACACAGATTCGGTTGACTCTTCACTTTCAACATCTTGTACTTCCTCTATTGGGCGTTGACCATACTTGAACTCTTTACTTGCGACTGCATCCAACTGTTCCATAATCTCTGGAGTAAAGAACTTCTCTGGATTGTTATTGATTGTCTTACCGAAAGTCTTTGTACCATCAGGTAGTTCAATACGAGTAGACACACTCTTAAAGATATCATACTTGAGGGCGAGTTCCAATAGACCATAGTATCTATCAAGTCCACGTTCATACATTAGTCGAACATCAACCATCTTATTTTCTATAGTCAATCTACTCTTAGCATTCTTACAGTGAACAATATTACCGACTACTTCCGTACCATCTTTCTCTTTCTTCTTAGAGAGATAAACGATGCTGGAGGCTGCGTATTTAAGACCGCTACCGCCACCCATCTCTTTGGTAGGGAACATACTTCCAACGACATCATAGGTATGGTTCGTTACCACCATCGGAACTTTCGCCTTACCAAGTTTCAGAGTAAGAACTCTGAACGCCGCTTTGAGTACTTGCGCCCTTGTCATATCTCTTGTCTCTTTACCATCAGCGGTATCCTCTACTTCTTTGGTAGTAGACAACATACCAAGAGAGTCGAGACAAATCATAATAGGTTTACGGTCTGCTTCATTCTGCGTAAGATAACTATCAAGTACCTTCAGTGATTGAGTACGAAACTCTTGCACTGTTGTGACTGGCAAGATAACCATCCGTGATGGGTCAATACCTCTATCGATAACCATCTGCTTTGTAATCGCAGATTCACTTTCAAAGTATAACACACCAGCATCTGGATTACTATCCAGAAAACTCTTTACCATACCCATAACAAAGAATGTCTTACCAGTCGCACTTTCACCTGCTACTGCTGTAATCTTATTTGCTGCGAGTCCACCATAGATACTACCACTGAGTAGTGCATTGAAAATGTAACTACCAGTATCAATGAATGCGTCCACATCACCTGCTTCCACACCATCTGCAACAAGGGATGCATATTCATTCCCTGCTGTCTTTGCAATGTCTTTTAGAAAATCCATTATAAGTCTCCTTCACTTCTGTTATTAGAACGAAACGATTCAAACCCATCAGGGTATCTCGCTTCCAACTTCTCAATATTCATGTAGATGATATCTTCTATACTAGTATCTAGTGCGATACACGCTTGAGATATGTACCACATGATATCACCCAACTCACGTTTCATATGATATATTGTATGTTCATCCATAGGTTTACCTTGGAAGATACACTTCTTTACCACCTCAGTAAACTCTCCACCTTCTGCACAGATACCCAACGCAGCGGTAATCAATCGCTCAGGAGGAACTCCTGCCTCATCAATAATGTCAAGTGCATCTGTGAACTCCTCTGAGTCTTTGGATGCATCTGATGTTACTTCATCTACGAAGCGAGTATAGTCTAGTAATAGTGATTCGTCTTTGTCCATTGGGAAATCCTTCTTTGATTGTATTAGAGTAAGTATAACAGATTACTAGGGAAGTGTCAATAGATTTCTGTCAGTTTTGGGGGGGGGTGGC